CTAGTAAAATTATTGCATAATGCAGAATCTTTAATAAGTCCTGCTCGTTTCTTCCATCTTTCTTTCCGTACCTCTGCGCATACTTTATAATGTTGCCTAAACAGAAGCCTTCTCCATGACCAGCATCGAAGATGAACTCGGTTGACTGGATTTTATTCATACTGTAATGACTATCATAAGTCTTTATAATATGATTTTGTAGCATGTTCATTGCTACATCTTCGTTAAACTTGTTGTTATTATATTCTGTCATTTACTTCTCTGTTGCAAAAAATCCTACTTGGACTAATCGTGCGTTTTCTTTGTTTGTTCCGAAAGATGCGTTTAGTGGTGCATGCCAATAGTTTGCTGGATATAATACACATCTATTGTATACATTTCCAACGTAAGTGTGCAACTCCCAATCTTCGTGGTTGCTTTTCCACTCTCCTTTAAAGCCAGCGTTTTTATCTATTTTTAACTTATCTGACTTTGTAATTAAACCTGTTACTTTACTTCTAAAAAGTGCGGTGCCTGTGTCTATTGAGGCTTTGGGTTGTAAATAAATTACAGCAGCCCAAGCTTCTCCATCAACACTTTCTGTTGTTCTCTCTAAATATCCTGACTGGTCGTGATGAATCCAGTTGAGAAACTCATTGTCTTTTTTAAGTCCAAGAGTAAACGCTCCATTAGAGTTTTTATTTGGAAAGTAAGTTATCTTTTTCCCAATAGTTTTCTCAAACTTATTCCTAATGAAAGTTCTATTCTCACTTGAAAAAGTAGATATAGTTCTATCCCCAGGAAATGCCATCCTTTTCCCTCTGCGACCTGGGTAGAAGTACATTCTTAGTGCCTGTTCTCTTACCTCGTCTGGGTTTGGATAGAAATTATCAACTATGTGAATCATGCTTCGTGAGTTCGTCTATTACTTCTAGTCCGCCCTCTAACTTAGCTAGATATTCTTTCTTCTTTGCAAGTTGAGCTTTTAGATTGACGATATCATTCTCGACACCTGCCATCTGTGCTTCTAAGTTTTGTTTTAATACTTGACTATGTTCCATTGTTTCCACTGTTGGTTCCTTTACTCCTATTAGTTGGTCTAAAAAGTTTGTTTTAGTGCTTTTTGCCATTTAATCTTACTCCATTTAGCATTTGGTATTCATCCCCATTGCTCTTTCTGACCACTATTGGTCGTTTTAGTACTTGAAACTGCGAGTACTCTAATAATTTCTTATTGATTTCTTCGTCTGATGTTCCTTCTTTAAACATAAGGGCTCCTTTGCCCAGTTTAACTTTTATCATACTCTGGTTATCCTCTTATCATAGTCAGCGTAATCTTCATTCCACCAACTAGGCTTATCTCTGTATTTCCACTCGGCAAAGGTTGCTTTGTCTAGGTGGTAATAATCTCGATACGATTGTATAACATCATCTTCGTTTTTCAACTCATCAGGCATAGCCATGAGGAAAGGAGTTTGTCCTAACCTAGGCATATTCTTTGGTTCAGGTAGTTTGTTTACTACTTCTACGATAGATTTATGCTGTTTTCCATAACGATAGTGGTACTCATCGTTGAGCGCGTTAGCGTAACAATGAGCCCACTCAAAGTTATCCAATGATGACCTAACCCAAATCGTGCAGGGATGATTATACATCATCGGCAGATAAGGGGTAAGAGGTCGCTCTTCCATAGGAAGATGCTTTATCTTGGCTTTCTTACTGTTTAGTACTTCTCGTTCGTCCTTGTCAAGCGCACGAGGTACAAAGCCTAGTACTTCATCAACCCATATAGCGGTACACAAAAGTTGCGCTGCCTCGAGAGGCATTTTCACGATGTGTTTGTCGACGTGGTACTCGGCACATTTGTCTAGGTCTTGGTCTAAATAAAATAAATTCATCTATTTCCAACACTTGTAGACACCACATAAGCCATCTGCATTTTCTGTAGTTCCACAGTATTTGCATGGCTTATCTGATTTAGTCGGTTTATGTTTTGTTTCTGTAATCTTAATCATACATATATTATACAGAAAGTTTCAACACTTGTCAAGATTTATTTTGAGTTTATCTTATCTTTAGCTGTTCCAGCGTATAGTCCAAACCATGCTGCACCTGCCCCTACAACGATACTAATCAAACCTGACTGCTCCATTGAAGGTTCTGGTAAATCCATAAACCATATTGTACACTTATAAAGTAATACAATGTATACTGTTAGAAATAAACGAGGAAAGATTCTCCAAGCGTCTATCATAGAAGATAGCCAAATCCAGCGTTGCCACGGATTTTCTGGTTCTTTATCGTTTTCTAACTTTAATATTTCAGCTTTCAGATTACTGTTTTCGGTGACGAGTTCCATAAACTTATTAAGGTCTATTTCTACTTCATTCCTAGACATATCGCCTGAGAACTGATTACTTGCTTCTGCCATAAATTTCTCCTGGCTCCCAATTGTACCATTTCTTTCTCGCTCCTGTCTCCGAATGTGACTTCTTGCCCTCATAAGGTTCTCTGAAGTGAAAACTAATTGATATTCTTGGGCTTAGCGTATCTACTTTATGATACTGCTTAGCAGGTATATATAATAAATCGCCGTCATCTAACTCTATAACTTCCAATAATTCAGGAGTATGTTTATTAGGACGGAGTTTTTCATTCTGCTTATCTTTCGGAGCAAAATCTTTATAAATATACCATCTTATCTTTCCACTTACATGGAAAAGAAAATTGTCTGTAGAATCTGCATGAATAGGAAAACACTTGGCATCTTTTTGGTTAGAGCAGTATATATTAGCCTGCCCAATACCATAGTATTTTTCAAACTCTCTAGTCTGATTCCACATTGTTTTGTTTAAAAATTCAGAAAGTGTAATAATAAAACTACTTCCATCTCTCCAAAGTCTTAGTAATTCTTCTCTAGTTTTCTTTTCTGGTGATTTCTTTTTACACCACTTGTTACCACTTGGCATTACTACTTGTAGCTGGGGTGTTCTGTCCCATGATTGTATGTTGTATTGGTTTAGATAGTTATCTAATTCTTCCCAACTAAAATGATTTGCAAAAATGTTTTCTTTAGACTTAATCACAAAATGTTTCTTATCTTTATATTCTTCTAAAAAGCGTTTAAGTCCAATCGGCTGTAGTAATTTATCTAAACTAAGACTACTATCCATTTTTTCTCATCTGTCTTACTATATTAGCGTAGTCCCACCATACTTCCATTAAATCTTGTCTCCAATGAGTAGCTTTAGCAAAACAATTATACCTAGGATGCCATGGTTGATAGCTAAGTCCTGTTAAGTGTAGTTGCCACATAAAATCTAATGACATTTGAGGTTTCTGCCAAAAGTCTCTCATATGCTGGTCTGGTACTACTATCGAGGGGTCTACTCCATCAAAACAGTTCCATCTTGAATCTAGTGGTTCAATGTATTCTTTTGACTCTTGTTTAAATGGCATATTTAATTTTTCACCAAATTCCCACTTATAACTTTTACTAGTTTTTGCACTCCATTCTTCCATGACTTTTATACTATCCATATATGGTTTTGCTTTCTCGCAATCGAATAGCATTACACTATCACACCACCAACCTCTCGGTTTACCTAAGTCTGCTCCTTTCTTTCCATTATCTTGCTGAGCATCCCAAACCATACCAAAAGGTTTGCCATCTAAATTAGTATTAAATAAATGAGAAATATCTCTAAAGTTTATCATGTCTACATCTGTATACAAAGCTCTGCCTTCAAAATTACATAGCTCTGGAACTGCATATCTAAAGCAAGTGAAAGGCGTTCCCCAGTATCTTCTATCCCAATTTGGAAACATTGATGGTCGTAAGAATGTTATCTCTATTTCTTGTTCAGGTAGTAAATTTTTATAAATAGAATAAAGATATACTTGCTCGGCTAGCCAGTCTTCTGTCTCACTTGTGCCTATAAATAGTCTAATCGTATTTGACATATAATATCTTTGCTCCGTTTGATGGATGAATAGAATGAAAAAACTTATTACCAATAATAACACCTGTATCACAATGCAAAGGAGTATTGACTACATGATGTTTTTTCCAATTAAATTGTTCGTAGTTTGGTATATCTAGAGTCTGGTCTAGATTATTTCTATCTTTTCCAATTACTACTGAAGCATGTTTTTTATTTAAAGAAAATATTACTACTGTACTTCTAATTGGTACTTGTATTGATTTTTCATTTGCTTCCATAGCAACAACCTTTGTAGGTTTTTTACTATCCATTGGATGTTTAAGTAAATCTAAAAAATGTTTTGAATGTTTATACCACTTAGGATAAGTAAATGAATAGTCTTCTAATGTGGGATGTTTTCTATGCAATGGTACTGCATGCCAGAAGGGGAACATTGTGTCTCTCATATCAAGAGGAAAATCTAGTATATCAAGAGCAATTTCTTTAACTTCACTATTAAGCTGTATAATCATTTAATATGGTGCTCCTGCACCTCTAAAGAATCCTACTATAATATCTCGTTTACCTGATATTAGTGGTCTAGATTCGTGTTCATGTATTGATGTAAATATTGTAAGAGAGCCTTTCTCTCTAATTGTAGGAAAAGAGTGTCTAAATGTTTCTCTTTGTTTTAAAAATTCAGGTGGGCAATTACTATCTATAAATACATCAGGAGTAGTATAACTCTCAACTATCTCTAAATCACCGCCCTCATACTCATGACTATGGCTTAGTTGAATACTAAGACTTATCTTTCTAGTAGTCATTCCTGTATGAATTTCTTTTAGCCCAGGTCTGTAATCTCTATGAGCTCTAAAGTGCATCCCAGGTTCATCATATCGAACCATGTTTATCTCGTGCATCTTTCTTTCGTCGTAGAGATGAAACTTATATGTGTTATTGTTATATAAGTCTACGGCTTTCTTTAGTTTATCGTAGAATGGAAACTCTATTCGACTTCTCTTTTTACACTTGCGTATTTTGGAGTTATAACCACTCCATCGTGTTGCCGCTAAAGGCCACTTCCTATCCTTGTTTATCTCATAAAGCTGAGTTATTTCTTCATCAGATAAAAAATTAGGTATATGCCCTACTATGTCGTGTTTTTTATGTACACTAACTTGTAGCTTCACTTACTTTCTAATTGTTCAATTCTTTTTACTAAAGTATCGTAGCCGTCAAACTCCTCGATACCACACTTGGGATGAGCCCAATTCTCTAGAGCTCCTACTCTATCTTCTAAATGCTCACACCAATCTTCTTGTTCTTCAAACCTGTTCTGTATAGTAGGATTACTTTCTAATATATCATTGCCTTGCTGCATGATGCGAAAGATTCTCCACTTCTGCAGTAACTTTCTAAACACTATTTACAAACTCGCATGCTTCTTCCCATGCAATTTTATTTGTACTAGGTATCGCTAATTCTATTACACATCTTGGTTTTTTATTGTAGTTCCTATCTGCCATCCAATCATCAATGCCGTCCTGCTCTCCTATTAGTAATGTCCAGTCAGCATTATAGTTGGAATGTTGGTCAGGTATCTTTTTGTATCTACCTTTTGAAACATATCTAGTTTCTCCACGACCTGAATTATGAATAAATCTAAGGAATAGTTTGCCTTTTCCTTTGTTGTTATTCCATCCAGTCCAGCCCCAGTAAGGTACCTGAGCCATATAAGTGTCCCAATACCATTGCTGAGTGCCAGTTTTACTACAGATAATATTTCTAAATATATTTCTCAATCTGCCGAGGTCTACTCCACCATCAGCAGACTCTCTACCTACATAATCAATATTGTTTGTCAACTCGTGCTTACCATCGTTTGCAGCCATAGCTGTACGTAGTTTTGCTAAAGTTATGTTAGGTTTAGGTGCTTGATTATAGCTTGCAGGCTGTTTATACACAGTCTTTGCCATTAAATCCAATCGAGTAATTACTTCTCTGTTTCTAATTTTGAGTGCTTGTATCATTTTTTAGTGCTTCTGGGTCTGTCACTTTTTCATAGTAAACTACGACCTCTTTGAGTTCGGTTATATAACGCTTTAATTCTTGCATATTATATGACATCAACTCATAATCTGGTATGGACATAGCTACAAATACTACTTGTCCATGTTCTTCTGTTAATCTTTCGTGAAACTCGTCAATGTTTTTATCACTAACTACATACCATAAAGGTAGCTTTAAATCTATTTCTCTTGGTAGAACAGGTTGTGTTATTATCCTGTCCATGGGCTTTGCTGTTACTTCTATCTGTTTAGTTGGGATTAGACTGCAACTCGACGCCATCATCAAGGCTATCAATGGTGCGGCTAATTTCTTCGATTGAATCAAATACATTTTTTGTTCCTTTATTTATTCTTGGTTCTAGCAAACCAGGTTTTGCTGCTGCTAGTTTTGTTAAATTGTGTCTCTTAAAGATGTCTAGATATCTATTCATCTCTAACTGAGCTTCTTGGGACTTCTTTTGAAGTTCTCCTAGTTGTTGTGTTTGCAACGCAAAATCGTTCTGCATTGTCTTTATTGCTTCTTCCTGAGTAGCAACTGCTCCTTCAAGTGCCATATTGTTTGCTGTTAGCACTTGGTTTTGTTGGTACAGGTAATAACTACCTAGACCTAATACTAATATAATTCCTATATAAAGTTGGTTCATTATAACTCCTTAATTTTATAATTGAGCCCTTCAGCTCCTCGTATCTCGACTATATCGCCATCTTCGGTTTTGAACTGAAGATATTTATCTTGCTTCTTATAAAACTTTGCAACTATGAATACTTCGTCATCTGCGTCACCATATACTGAATTATAACTTACTGTTAGTTCGTAATAAGATAGAAATAGGTTCTTAAACCAGAACCACCAATCATTTAGTTTCTCTAAAAACTCTTGTTTAGACATGTTCCCAAATTGCTCCTTGGTATAATAATGCCTCTGCTTCTCTTCTTCGGATTAGTCCTTCTAAGACCTTTCCACCTGCTTTGTTCCACCTTTTGATTTGAGCAGGTACTCCAGCATGATCGCCAGAGTTGATGACTTTCAACATTGTTGAAGCTTTGAGATTTCCATTACCGAGATTGAACACCCAAGACACAATTGCATCGAATTGATTCTGAGAAAGTGGAACCGTTACCGCTGTGTTCACATAGGTTTCATACTCCTTAATCTCATGGTTAAACATCTCATCTGCTTCTGACTGAGTTATAGTCATTCCCATACTTACATCTTTTATATGCCCATATCCGATTGTTGGAACTCCTGCAGCACATTTATATGCTTCAAGTTCACATCCCTCGAACTTCTTAATTAAATTTTTGCCTTCTTCTGATATTACCATAGTTTTCCTTTTTATAAATTGGGGGAGAATACACTCCCCCATGTTCGTTAACTTACTAAACAAGTGGTGCTAATGCTAAGAAGGTAATCGCACATATACTTAATAGTAATAGTACTTCTCCTGTTGCTTCGACATCTGTTTGTCTAATTCCATCTCGAACTTTAAAAGCTAGTGCTTTCATTTTATCTCCAATATTTTCCTTTTAGAGTTTGGAGTTCGAGTTAGTTGTATCGTTAATAATCCGTCTTGTAGATTCACATCTTTTACTTGTAAATCAGGATTAAGAATAAATCTTCTCTCAAAGCTTTTTAAACTTAGTCCTTGATGAAGGAATCGTTCGCCCTCATCTAGTTTGTGTTGTTTGTTGCCCTTGATATGGAGTTCTTCGCCATCAGCGATTATCTCCAGTTCCGTTTTATTCCAACCTGGCACAGCGATATCTATTCGAAATCCACTGCCACTTTCAATTAAGTTATATCTAGGATAACTACTCTCCGTATAAGTCGGCATAAAGTTGTTATCTAATCCAAGCCAAAATTTAGTTAAATCAATACTCATAATATTTTCCTCCAAATAATCTTTTCAGTATTACTTTGCCTTGCCTCTCGGTCAAGACGCCAAAAAGTAAGCAGATTATTCCACTTACAAAATAATTATATCAAAATTTAACCTTTATGTCAAGAACTATTTTTCGTTGTCAAACTCGATTATACCTTCTGTCTCCAGAAAATCAATCGTAGACTCTATTCCAAATTGCTTTCCAATGGTGTATGACATTCCCATGCCACAAATTAAAATAATAATGTAATTTATATCTATATTTTCTATCATGTCAATATTATATCAATTTTCGCACCTTATGTCAAGAATAATCTATAACCCAGTCAAAAATAGTTCTTGACACGAATAGAAATTTCGTCTATAATATACTTATGAAATGGACAGATGAAGAAAAACAATTTTTGAAACGACACTATAATGATATGTCAACGGAAGACATTGCATCCAAACTGGGACGCAATCCGTCAAATATCGCCTCACAGATATACTATCTAAGAAAAAGAGGTTGGACTTTCAATGCTAAGAGTGATATTCGAGTAAGAAAAGAAACTCCTCCACATGCATCGACAAAAGTGCATCGTGATAGAACTAAGTATAGGAGAAGCGATGCCAAGTATTGATTCCTCTAAAATGCCTATTGAAAAGGCGATTCGCATATTCCGTAGAAAGTGTGATAACGCAGGAATCAAGGAAGAATGTCGGTCAAGACAGCACTACTCAAAACCATCTGCCATCAAATATGAACACAACAAAAGCACACAAAGAAAACGGGCTAGAGACTTACAGAAAGAGATAGAACTTCAAGAATCTCGAAAAAAATTTAGAGTTCCACCAAAAAAGAAGAATCGAGGAAGTAGAAGAAGGTAGTTCAACCCCCAAAATCACTACCACCATCTACAACACTAATATATTTTCTTATCAGATGAACCCATACCAAAACACAAAATCATACCCCTCAGAAAAACACTTCTTGATTTATGATAAAAGTTGTGATATAATAAATACATAATTTAGATTATAAGCCAATACAAACTACCGATTATGGATGTTGCTTCTAATCTGGGAATCGACATATAGGAGCGTAAGCGGATATATGGAGTCCCTAACTAGGAAGAAAAACAATCCATTAATTGTATAAACAAATCAACTAAGATAACCAAGCATAATCTAAAACATCCTAAGAGTCAACTCTGACTTAATTAACCAACTAAACACTAATAACTTTCTACAAATTCGTCTAAAGATTACTAAACTTCGTCCAACCAAAATTTTTTAAGCAATAAAAAACCGCCACAAGGACGGTTCTAATTTGTACTGATTTTCCCTTTTCTAGCTATGCGTTAGGACTTCTTATAATGTTAGTATCTTGTAAAATACGGATACGTTGTGTCTCTACTGTCTCGCGATGTCCGTTAGCAAACTTTAATCTCATTTGGAACCCCGTTGGGGTTTCGATAAGACCAAGTGCTTCCGCATACATTCCATGCTTTAAGAGCTTATCATTTCTTCTATCTTTTGTTAGTTTTGCTACTCTCATATTTCTCCTAGTTTGATTTCTTCTATACTGTAAAGAAGGACTTTGAGCGCTTCTTTCGGAGACTTTTCTAGTCCACTTAGGCTCTCATAGTCCTCGTTTAACTCCTCAGCAATGCTAAGCACCAGCTGGGACTTGGTTACTGGTTTCTCTCCAGTTTTTGTGACGTACTCTGTTTTCTTGTACACGCCTTCTCTAGACAACTTACCAATAATAGATTTTACACTCTTATTTAGTTCATCTGCTAGTCTTTCAACTGTCTCTCTACTAGGATCTAGCCTGTATTGATTAGTCATCATCTCTACTTGTTCTTCTGTATAATTTAATGCCATGAGTCCTCCCACTCTTTTACCTTTTGTTTTACTCTATAAGTGGATATTCCCCACTCCTCTGCTGCTACTTCAATAGCTTCTTCAGTTCCGTACTGTTCTTCCCAATCCCAGAACTGTCTTTCTCTAGTTGAGTCTTGTGTATGCATCTATCAACTCCTCTCCTACTAGTCTTTCTCCGAACCATTGTGTGCCATCACCAGTTTCGCAGTCAGTTCTATTTATAGTTCCGTTATTGTACTCAACATCTACTACTTTTCTAGTATTGTTTGTTGTATCATACCACATAGAACTGCAACTATGCCCATGAATACACTTAACACTTCTTGCCCATTGTTCTGCTCTAATCAATAAGCGTTGTCTTTCTACTCTTTCCCAGTACTGACTCATTACCACTCTCCTCTATCAAAGAAATCGTACACATAATCGTCACATATTTCGTTAGGATATATAAATCCATCTTCGGTTTCGTACTCTCCATACCAGTCAAAGTCTTCTACTTCAATATCTATCTCGGGGTAGTTCTCTTTGAAGCGAATATTTATGTCTTCACCTTCAATTTCTTCAAAATCTACACATGCTATCCACTCTCCATCATGCATCTCTGTTTCACAGGTAGCAACTCCTACAAAGTTTCTGAACTCATCTTCATATGTCATTCTAGTATTGACACTATGACCACATTCCTTACTTATTGCTACTGATAAATACTCAAACATTGGAATTGGAGGACTCCAAGCACTATAACCTGATAATGAACAGCTATCGTGGTCTTCTAGATGACACCACTTGGCTCCTACATTACTGCAATACCAATCCCATGAGTTATCTTCAGTATAATCGTTAGGCATAAAAGGTTGTTCTTCTAGTTCTACGATTTCTCGTACTGTATAAGGCTCTTCTATGGTTTCTCCTGACCAGTTGGTGGTTACGGTTCTTTCCTCAATCTTTACTAAGTTTTCCATTACTTCAGCTTCATTCTCAGTAATGTTAAAATATACATGATTTGCCATTACTTCACCATCCTTGCTAATTGTGCTTCTTCTATTTGTTGCTCTTGTCTTACCATTTTATTTAAATCTGGTATATTAGGTACAACTTTTGCTAATAGTTCTTCTGCTTCTTTACCTTCTTTGATGATTTTTTGTAGCATTTCTATGCCTTGTAAACCATACTTTCTAAGCTCACTCCAAGGATGTGCTGTTTCATCAAGTCCACCTTTTGCCGCTTTAAGACTAGCTCGGTGTTCTATATCAAACTGTCCCCACCATTCTTCGTCGTCTACACACTCCTCAACACACTCTGCATACGCTGGTAAATATCCAGTCATATATCCATTGTAATGATGAAACTTTAGGTTTGTAAAAGTTTTACAGTCTCTACACCACTTCATTGTTGGTACTTCATGAACTTCTAAATCACTTATTATATTAAGTGCGTTTGTTTTTTTCCACCTAAACATTGGATTCATCATATGTCACCTTCCTGTCTTACTTCACTTCTGATTACCTCAAAGCCATTAGGATAACGCTTCTCTAGTTTGTTAATGTTCTCATCCATCACTTCTTCGGGGGTAAAGCCAAGGGCTTTGCATCCCTGTACCCAATACCACAACACATCTCCTAACTCTCTTTTCATGTGAAAAATCTCGTCGTCTGTGAACTGTGTATCGTTTTGGAATACTTTTTTCTTTACTACTTCAGCGAACTCTCCAGACTCTGCCATCATTCCTATTAATGCAGTCATTAATCTTGCCATGTCTATTTCACAGTCAATCATCACTCCATTCTGTATAGTATGGTTTCCCATTAGTTTGTCTAGTCTGTCGCACATTTTAGTCGTATCTTTACTTGTTTCGGATGTGCACTGATCTACGAACTTCGCATAATCATTTATCTTACTTGATATCACTCTGTTTACTGGTTTATCGTACATTATGCTACTCCTTCACTGATTTCAGAGATGAACTTCTCTGCTTTTTGAAGTGCTTCCCACTTCTTTCTATCTAGCACTAACTCATCATCTCTCAGAAAGTCTCCGTTTTCTAACTTAATCCACATATGTACTGTGTTTCTTGCTGGACACTCACCTTGCCATGCTTGTTTAGTATCTGCTGGGTACTTTATTTCTTTTATGACACTTCCGTTTGCGAACATACCAATCGCATAGTGTCTATTGTATTTACTTGCCAATGTCTTTTACCTCTTTCTGTGGTATCACTTGATATGCACCTTTGTTATAAGCAATCGATACCGTGTATTGCTTTGATACTTCTTTTTTATACGAGTTATCCGTTGGTGTCTTATATTTTCCAATCGGCATACTAGGTATTTCACTCGCTTCTTTAAATTGTTTTGTTTCTTGTTTTGCGAAATTTGGTTTCGCTTTCTTACTTGCGTATAGTTTCTTTACTTTACGCTTACGACCATGTTGGTCATACATCATACTGCCTTTAATCATAGTATTCTCCCAAGTATAAAAACCTGTAGAATTAATACTAATACTGGCACTACTGTTCTAATCAGTTCCATACGATACTTCATATCTCGTATGTTCTGCTCTAATACCTTTGATTTTTTAGTCATCTTCTAACTTTAACTCCTCTGGCAATCTAATGCCATTTAATTCACATAACCTGTTGAGCATGATTTCATACTCACAAGTTAAATCTACTACCATATCGTTTAGTTCTGCCAAGTCATTTAGGCACAACTTTATTTCGTGTTCACACTCTACTAGTGCATCACGAAGTTTCTTTGCTTCGGTGACTGTGGGAAACTGTATTACATCTCCCATTATTTCCACCTCGGCAAGTTAAGTGCCACTATAAATAGTAGCACTGCTATTGCAAAATATACTTCGAAACCTAACATTATCTGCCCTGTCCCTTGTATTTCTTGAATGAACGCTTCTTGTTCTTGTTCATATTCAGACTGACTCTGTTGTGCGAATCGCCTTGTGAAGTTTTCTTCTTGTGTGATTTGTGTGTGTCTTTACTTCCCCATCTCATGATTGTACCTCACTTGGGTCAACCCATACTACTTGAACTTTGCGTCTTGCGAGTTCGTTTAGACACTTCTGTCTTTGTTTTGGTTTAGTTCTATCCTCGTTGATCACTTTGAACAGTTCTTCTTTTGCCACATCTTTGATGTAGAAATGCTTGTCTTTCAACTTTGAAGCCTTTACTCCTCGTTTGAATACTTTTTCACTTGGTTTAAATTTTGTTGGCATTACGCACCTCCTTTTAAGTCTAATTCTGTTTGTCTCTGCTTCAGAAAGTCACTAACTTTCTCAAACTCCTTTGTCTCTGCGTTCCAGAGATTGCCTCTTATAGGTCTTTGTTGGTCTACTGCATCTTTGATGCGTTGGTTTAGTGTGTCTACTAGGTGGTCGTAGATTACCTCTAGCATATACTCGTATGTTGGGTCTTCGATTGTATTGTAAGCATACTTCATACTTGCCATAACAAATGTTTCACTTACATCGTCGATGTCGCAAATAAACTCATCTTCGTCTTTCTCGAAAGCGTTCCAGTATGAGAGCGACTCTCGTACATCTTCAGTTGTCATAACACCATACACTATTGCGTTATGATTGTCTTCCCAATTTGATAATTCTTGCCACATCATAATTTTAATCTCTCCTTTTTTAAATATAAGTATATTATACAGATGTTTGACCTGTTTGTCAAGAACTATATTTAATTATGTTTGGAATTTTGATGTTATGTTTTGGTGGGAATAAAAAAAGGCAGGTAAAGGATTGCTTTACTCTGCCCTAAAAACTCATCAATAGATTGGTTTTTGAGTGTCGCACATTGGTTAATTACTCCTAATGTACTTGCGATGGTAGTCTTACTGCTAAGAGTGTAGAGACTTAAGGATTACTAACTCATTCTTAACGAATGTAAGCGTTCTGTTCCATGTCGGACCGAAGTCCCCATCCGAAGATGCTGTTTCTTCCCACTAGTAGACGATACTGCTACTCGCTAATTAATATGCTCTCATTACTTGTTGGACTTCGTCTATCGACTACTGCCTCGCACACTGATTAATAAAGTTGCTAACTGCCCCCTGATACTCTACCATTCATTCGATTATGTCTCGTTGCTCCACTTCTTCCCAACCCCTTGGGGTAGTACTGTATGTGGCGATTCCTACTCGATGGCACTGCTAACTGTTTACTATACGACCGAAGTCCGTTTCAACAATCGTCATCATGCAATTGGTTTGGTTCTATCTCCGCAGATTAGCGTGGAGTTTCCATTCTAACTCCTTGCCCTTGCTACTGATATTTAAAGTACGATATAGCGCTTCGTCTACGAGATAGTCTGGTCATTATCTACGCGTCAATTACCTGTCGAAAAGTCTTGTTTAGGAATTACTCTTACGACTATGCTGTCCTTTCCGTTTTTACGATATGCTCTCGCTGTTCAGTTCAGCACTCAATGGTGGCAACTACAGCACTACTTATCACTACATTCTTAGGTAATCCTACTCTCCCTTTGACAGCTAAAGCTGAATCGCTGGGCGTGGCTTACAGTAGATTTATCGAATACTGCGTTTTTCCATCCTCTCGGCACATATTGTACTGCCGGTTCGCTTCCCTTGTTTTACGACTATACTTGCGATACATAAGACAATGTCGAGTCCTTACTTTTTAAGGTGTGTCCGTGCTTGACCAATCACCATAGTAGAAAAGAACTCTCGTTTATTTTTTCGCTACCACTTTCAATCCCGAAGGAGTCTGGGTGGGTCACTGCTGAAACATTAATTTTTGCGATTTAATGTTCTTTTCTTTGTTTCTGAATATATATTATACTCAATGTCTAACCATTTGTCAAGAAGAATTTTGATTTATTTACTACTTGGTAGCAAATTCTTTAACTCAGTCCCAACGGGGTGTCTAATTTAAAGTTTTCTTCTTTTCTAAATATAAGTATATTATACAGACTTTCTTACCATTTGTCAAGAACTATTTAGGAGAACTTGAAAATACTTTACATTTTAAGGTGGCAGTTCAATTCGAATGAACCTTCGGAAAGTTAGGACAAGAGTCGAACTTGCTACTTTCTTTTTAGATGTGCTTCCGTAGTCACTTCCTGCTTTCCAGTTGCCACTTTAAAATGTGATGATTAGGTCATCACTCCAGTCTATAGGCGACTAACCCACTCAATAAATCTCATTAGGAGGTGGAGTGCAATTATGAACCCCACCATTCCTACGAGTTCCACTAGGAATTGATTGCGTCAACTAACTTCTGTAAGTCTTGCTTGCCTGCTTTCACTAGAGTCGGTACTTCAATGTCGAAGTGAGAAGCAATTGCACTGACGAGTTCTGCTTTAGATACTACAGGTTCGCCTGATTTAGTTGTTCTCGGTTGTGCTTGGTACACGCCCTCTCTTGATAATTTAGCAATGATACTTCTTGTAGTTTTGCCGAATTGCTGTGCTAATGAGTCGACAGTGTCTCTGTTTGGTTCTGCTGTGTAAGCTTCTACCATTTGTGCTACCATCTCATCTGTGTAATTTTTAACTGTTGTTGCCATGTTTTTGCCCTTTAATGTTTGTTTGTTTTTGTTTATAAATATATTATACTCAATGTCATCAAGAATGTCAATAACTTTCCAAAAATACTTTGCAATTCCTTTAGACTCTAAAGCGTTATCTTGCAGTAATGTTGGGGTTATCTCTTGTTCTCTCTTTTTCATAATATGTATATTATACGCGCTTTGTATAAGTCTGTCAACAATTACAGCGAATTATTTGTAATTTATCAGCAAATACTTCGGGGGCCGGGACGCGAAACCTGCTCGGGGTTTCCCCAAATTTCCCCAAAAAACGCAAAATAACTATTGACAACCCCGCCAAAGTGTGTTAAAATAGGATTAGCTCGTAAAAACATCGTTTTAGCACTTCGTTTTCGCACTTTGGCGCAGATAGCATCACTTTCGCACTTCGTTTTGGCACTTCGGCGCCCCCGCTGCGGGGTTTTACAGGTTTTTGGTCGTCTGAAGTGCCCATTTTAGTGGGTTTGTGCAAATTTTCGCCAACTAGACTCGTAAGATTATAATTTCTGACGATATTTTTGAAAAAACTATTGACAATTTTCCTAGAGTGTGATAAAATCGGCGCGATTTGCCAAAGTCAACAAAAGTTCCTTAAAATAATTGAATTATTTTCGCTGTAGGTATAGACAACCCCGACCAAAGTCTGTATAATATACCCATATTTAGGAGAAACAAAATGGAAAAAGCAAAAACAACAAAAGTCGCTAAAAAAGCAGAACCAACAAAAGTCGCATTAGTGCGTGCTTTAGAAGAGAAAATCGGAACAACTGTCGGACACCTCAACTCTTTAGAAAGAGCAAACAAAGAAACAATTGTTCGCTTAGCAAAACTCTTCAGCTAAAGTGACAAAAGTCGAAACCCACTTCGGTGGGTTTTTTATTGCCTTTAAATGATAGTAAGTACTCACTATCGCTGCAGCGGGGCTGGCCAAGTAGACTAATGTCCCAAAAGTTTTTTCAAAAAAGTGAAAATAATCCTTGACCCCGACCAAGATTTGTGTTATAATGGGCGCCGCTGGCTTCATGTAGACACTGACATCGTTTCGTTACTGCACTGTCCGGCGCAGGTCCACGTCACATCGTTTCGTTACTGCACTGGTCGGCGCCTTCGGCGCATATAAAAAAATTTTTAAATTTTCCAAATGAGAATGATTATCATTTATAGTAAGTGCTTACTATCATTTTGATCTGAAAAAAAAAATCGGAATGGATCAAGATTTCTCTCAACCCATTCCGATCAAAAATCCAACATTACAAGGATTTATTATTCTTCAAAATATCCAAAGCCATTACAAGCCAAGCAGTCATCAATTAAATAATCTCCATTAATATTAATTGATTGCCCTCGCCCATTGCACGACATACAAGGAATTTTAACTCTTAGTTTTTTAGGAATGGGGGATTTCTCCCCCTCTAAGATTTCCTCTTTATCAATATGCACGATACAATGCCCCATTCTCATAAGGCTCATAACAATAGGTAGCTTGATTATATTGCTTACCTAATTCAGCTATTGCCTTTAGATTATTAACATTGTCATCATAGAAAACCTTATCGCATTTTGCATAAGGTCTTAACCTATAAAGATATGCCAATTGATTTTGCTTTAATATCCAATCGCTAGTCATACAGTCAACAGGTCTTGATATTAATTTATCAAATAATATCCCCATTGAAATTAACCATTGATAGCGAACACCACCAACAGGAATAACATCAGCAGTACATAAAATAACCATATCGCCATTTTTATAATGCTGATTGCATTGGACAGATAAAGGCATTAAATCATCTTGCTCAATTAATAACCTCGTGGAATTTTTTCTCCATGCTTCAAGGTCTATTGAGCCATCAGATTTAGATAAATGCCTATGACTAGAATTAACAAGCGTTCCATCAATATCATAAATATAGATAGTAGGCGTGAGATTATAAAATCTCTCAATGTTCGCTCCACATTCATTTTTTAATAAGTTCATGAAAGCACCTGTGATATTTGAGCAACAACCATAACAATAGTTATTAAAGCGAGTTCTACATTTTCTTTATAGATTGCTGAAATGAATATTGAAATATTGCCAATCGTAATTAAGGTAATACCTGTTTCACTTGGTATAGGATAAATGCCTTGTAGTCCTAAGAATACAAAGCATATCCCAACCCACATAACGAGGTTATCAGCGTTGACTGATAACCACGTTTTTAGATGATGTCGATTTTGCATTTGTCGATAAGTCATTTTAAAACCTACCTCTAAATATAAATCTTAAGTTCTTAATCGCTTCGCTTGATAAGTTTTTAAGATGTTTAGGCAAAGTTCTTTGCCTTTTAACATCTTTTATCAAGTCTCTACGATAACTCGCTTCATCAGTATAAGGAAATTCTCCCTTAACTTTTAAATCTAATTCTAATTGCTTAACCATTATTTACCCCCTTTTAAGTTTAATGT